TCAATACAGAAGCCAGTGACATTTTTCGGAAGCACAGCGATGCCACTCTACGCAGCACCACAAGGAGCGCCCAAGCCGCTAACACCGGAGCAGATAAAAGAAGGGTATTTAGAGCATGACCTTAAATATGCTTTTGTTTCATCGGCATGGAGTTTTACGGCTGGCGTCGAATTTGCAGAAGCCGCGCATGGGATTGGGGGTGGGGAATGAGTGAAGAGCTCCTCGACCTGGACAACATTGCAGAGCTCTACCGCTGCACACGTCGGCATGCCAGGGACGTGATCACAAAGCTGGTAGGATTCCCGGAGATAGCCCCGGGGTCGACGCCCCGCAACCCTTTGTGGCTACGCGTTGAGGTACACTGGTTCTTGCACCGGAGGTTGGGCGATTCGCAAATGAATCGCAAATACAACACTTCGGCCCCTGCGAGTTAAGTTCCGGCCCCGGGCACCACTAAACCCCTTTACAGGGGAAAGATGCTACAGATACACTACAAGCCTCCCCTCTGGAGGCTTTTTAGTTTCCAGTACCTCCGCAAATAGAATGCAAATGGAGAGTGCAAATGGCATACGTAGACAAGATCAAAACATCCGGCCGCTGGATCGCCCAGGTAAACCGCAACGGAACCCGCACCAGCAAGGTGTTCGACACCAAGCGTGAAGCCCAGGCCTGGGCCCTGCTTATCGAGGCCAAGGCTAAGCGCGACCGGGCCGGCGGCGGCTATACCTTTGGCGACGCCGTGGACAAATACCTGGCCGAGGTGAGCTCCAAGAAAGACGGGGCTGTCTGGGAGCGCCGGCGCCTGGAGGCCGCCCGGGCCCACTTCGGCAGCGACACCCTGCTCGTCGAGATCGATACGCCCCAGGTCGCAGCCTGGCGCGACGAGCGCCTGGCCGGCATCAAGGCTGACCCAGCCAAGGGCATCAAGGCCCAGCCCCCGGTGAGCGGATCGACCGTGGTGCGCGAGTCCAATATCCTGCGCAACCTGTTCCGCGTGGCCAAGCACGAATGGAAGTGGACCGACCACCTACCCTTCGAGGGCGTCAAGTTGCCAGCCGAAAACCAACCACGCCAGGCGGTCTGGGGCTGGCGCGAGATCAAGCGGGTGCTGCGGGCCAAGCGGGTCGGCAAGACCGCTGAGATGCAGGCGGCATTCCATATCGCCCTGCGCACGGGCATGCGCCTGGGCGAGGTGCTGGCAGCGCCCCAGCGCTATAGCCCCTACGATCGTATCGTCACCCTGAACGACGTGGCTGGTGCCCGCAAGACCGACCTCGTAGCCAGGGTGCCGATAGGACGCAAGGCCGACAAGCTGCTGCGCCGGGCGCCGTTTACGGTCGAAGCCAACGAGGCCAGCGTGTTGTTCAGCAAACTGTGCAAGGAGCTCCTCATCGAGGGCCTCACATTCCACGACACCCGCGCCACTGCCCTGACCCACATGAGCAAGAAGCTGGCCGTCATGGACCTGGCCAAGGTGAGCCGACACAAGGACCTGTCCCTGCTGATGAATACCTACTACCGCCCCACCCTGGGCGACATTGCGCGCTCCATATAAAAAGGCCCCCAGGCCGTGAGGCCCAGGGGCTAAGTCCCGGTTACCCGGGCAGGGGAGACAACTGCGAATTACTTAGGCCAGGCGCCCATCAGGGTTTGGGCGTCGAGGGCGTGGCCGTCAGCTTTGCTCGCCACGTCGATATATCGTCGGCTGCAGTCGAGGAATAACTCTGGGAGGGGATCGGCGTAGTCAAGGCCGGGGGCAAGGGTAGCTGCGCTCGATGTAAGTCGGGGCCGGGTGTAGCCGGACAGAGCAACGCGCAGCCGCTCAAGCTCACTAGCAGCACTAGCAGCAGCGACACGATTAGCAGACGCCCGAGCAGAAGCTTGCTGCTCCACCGCCCTAGCGCGAGCTTGGTTGTCGGCAGCTTGCTGGGCAGCATCGGCATTGGCTTCAGCCATTCGGGTCTCGAGTTGGGCGATGTGTGTTGCATGTTTTTCAATCTCCAGTGAGAGGGAACCGTTTTCAAGTTTGAGCTTGCAGGATGTAGCGGATAGGGCGGCGACCAACGCCAGCCATACCCACTTAGGAATTAGGTCGATCAGTGCCAGCATCTTTGTCTCCCGGTTTGCGTGTGTTGAGGTGGGTGTCTATGGTGTTTCCTGCGATGAAAGCGCCGACTGTGGCGATGACTACGGTGGCGTACACCGAGTCGGTCACCTTACCGAACCAACATAGGAATGCGGTGACAAACCCCGCGCCGATTGCGGCGATGAACTTGCGCCCACCGTACTGATTTAGATTCATAGTGACCCCCATCCTGTTGGTTCCGTGTCTTCAAAGTCGGGCAGGTACGCACGCTTGGCGATGCGGAAGGCCTTGGCCATGGCATTGGCTTCGTGCATCCGGCCTTGGCGTTCGTACTGCTCGTGCTTGTCGATCATGTTGCGCAGTGCTGTGCGCACTTCCTCGGAGAACTCAGGCTTGTTGAGGTCATAGCTGATCCGGCTCATGGGCAACCGACGCTGAGTTTGTTCCCGCCATAGACGCGGCGCTCGAAGTGGTCCTTGTTGAAGGGTCCTGCGGCAGACTTGATCTGGTCAGGGAGCCACTGCATATTCCAGACAGCATCGACACCGCCGCAGTCAAGGGGGACAACATGGTCGATAGCCCAGCCGGGGCAGGCCCCTGCGTGCTTTCCGGTAGCGGGGCAAGCCCACTGCGATTTGAACGCAGCGATAGTTCTTGTACTGCGAGCCGTAGCTCCTGTAGGTCCGCGATTGACTTGGCCTGCATAGCGAATATCCTTCAGTGGGTCGAGGGCCTGCGAGTGGGCGCGGTCAATGAATACCATCCCCCAGACGATCAGGCAGATGCAAATTAGGTATGCCTTGGCTTTCATCACTTCACCTCGCACCAGACTTCTTCACCGCGCTGGATGGCATCCCCAATGTCGGCGTAAACAGTCGCGTATGCAACTCGGCTGTTGAGGATGGACTCTCCGCTTCTGCCCATTCCGACAAGAATGCATCCATGCGTATCGACGGCGGTGTTACCCGGATGGATTCGGATGCCCTCAAAGTCAGGTACATCCACAAGTAAAGGCATATCGCGCTGAAAGCGATTACTAAAAGTAACGACAACGCGATACCGCCCAGCAGGAATGGCAGTTTCTCCATATACCTTTACTCCATCTGGACGCACTACGTCTTCCAGCGTGTAGCACTTACGCTCACCGTCGATGAACATCTCACCGATGGTGCAACTCGGGCCGCATGTCAGCGGACGGCGGACTTCAATTTCCATTGTCTGTACTCCGTGTCTTTGCGTTGGGGCTACGGTCTTCCTCTGGCTTGATGAGGTCATCAAGTTCTGATTGGATGTACTCGGGGATGTCATCGCCCTTATTCCTTGACCAGCCCACTAGCTGGCGCACCAGCATTTCAGTGCGGGTCAACTTGGTCTGCTGCTTGTGGATCACACCATCTTGGCGCTGCATTTCGACCAGCAGCATGGCGATCTTTGCGTCCTGCGCTGCGATGCGTTTGTCTTGTGCTTCGATTTGGTTTTGCAGTGTGGTGAACTGCGCGTTGGTTGCGCTGGCGCTGGCTTGGTTGTTGGCCTCGTTACGCCAGAAGGTCATCATCTTTGTGATGCTGTAGGCCAGCCCAGCGAGTACGCCAGTGCCACCAAGAACCTGCTCGGAAACATCCCATTGGCTCGGTGGAATCATTCACTTGCTCCAGATATGTTTGCTGCACCAACCCAGACCTCAATGAAGACTAGCGCGAAAAGTATCATGTCTCCACTGCCCATTGGACGGTTCGGGTTATCGGCAAAACTCAGCAGCGTGAATAGCCACAGGTAGATGCCTGTGATGGAGACAACGTAAGCAACCAGCTTTCTGTAGGGGCGCACCGACATTGCGACGGCGAACGAGCCGTAGGCAAAGAAGGCGCAGCCCCATATAAACGCCGGGGCGTGACGCAACATGGAGTTGTAGGCCCCGCCGCTGGAGTCAGCGAACCATAGGCCGAAGGCGAACAGGAACGAGCAGACCGCCAAGAGAACGCGCAGCGCAAATACGTCTGCAGTAAACAGGCGTTGGAGCTGGCGCGTCACAGGTTGTCCTCCCAGCCGAGGCAGTGCAGGTACGCTCCAGATGATCCGAGCGCGGTATACACGTTTGTGCTTTCCAGCATCATGTCGCCCATCATTGCAATAGCTATCTGCGTGGCTGAATTAACGCCCGCTACCATGAACGGTGGGTTTGAGGTACTGCTGTACGCACCGTATGAATTATTCGGTGCCAAGATGGATTGAGAACTTCCGCCTTGATCTGTAAATCGAACGGTGATAAGCGACGCGCTTGTGGGTACGACCCCCGTAATTGAGTGCGCAATCCAAGTAGGAGTTGCGGTGCTGCCTTCTGCTGCGCCACCAACGATGACGGGTGCCCCAGTCATATTCCCGCCGGAGGCTATCAAGTAACGAACCTTGCGCCCGTACTGCTTGAATCCGAGTGGGAACTTGTTAGCTGTGCCATCAGTGCGAATCCAGCCGACGCGAGCGTAGTGGGTGTAGCCGCTTGGCAGTGACGTTGGCGCTGAGGTTCCAAGTGACAGCAGGCCCGCTGTGGTGGTTCCGTTCCAGATCACCCAGACGGTGTACCACGTAGAGGCCGCGATGGTTCCAGTGTCAAGGGCGTTAGCCCCAGTGGTTGTGCCAGCAATGGTGAGCGAAACCGAGCGCAGGGTCTGGTATGCATTGGCTGCGCTGGACACTACGATCTCATCGGCTGACACCAACACGTTAGCGGATAGACCGGTGGCCGAGGCGGCGAGGTTTTTAAGTTCTCCGCGTACCGCAGCGCCAGCGCTTATAGCGCCAACGGCCGCCGCCACATACGCAGTGGTTGCCACCTTGGTAGAGTTGTCGCCTGCAGTTTGCGTGGTGGCTGTTGTCGTGCTGCTGATCGTGCCCGAGCCGTTTAGGTTAGTTGCGTTGGTGGCCGAGCTTGCACTCGTCGCGTTGGCTACCGCCGTGGCGCCGATGGCGGCGACGATGTCAGCGGCCGAAGCGACAGTGAGCGGGCTGGTTCCATTGCCGCGCAGCAGGCCGCCTGATGTGAAGGACCCCGCGCCGGTGCCACCGCTGGCCACGCCCGATACGATCGCATCGAGAGCCGCCTTGATATTGGCCCAGGTTATTTTGCGCAGGGCGAAAGAGGAAGCGCTGTCAGCCACGACGAATTCGTCGGCATCTACGGGTGGCGTCTTTGCTGCGGCGGCATGCATGGCACCAGCCACTAGAACGTCACGCGCCACTACGTCCTGGCCAGTGCCAGGGGTGTTGATGACAACAACCTTGTCGCCATTGCCCGTGAGGGGAGCGAGCTTGTCGCCCATCGCCTCGACGGCTGCAAACTCTGCGCGGATTAAAGACGAAGAGCCTGCAGAATTTGACTGCGGGTTCCCGGATTTGGTGAAGTAATTGTTGCTCATCGAAGCCCTCGGCGCGGTGTGTAGTGCGTGGTTATCGTGTTGATAGTGAACGGCGCAACGAGCGCGGAAAGACTAGCAATGCGAAACGAAATGTTCTCGGCTGTCCCGTCCAGATAAATCTCGGCCGGTATGATCTCACTGCCGTCCCAGACGAAGCTGTCCCAGGTGAACGAGTCCCAGTAGTCGGTGCGCAAGAACTGTGCATAGCTCTGGGCTGATGACTGTGCGATGTCCAGCGACTTGTAGCCCAGGTCGTAGCCGACATCGAGGGCGATGTAGGAGGAGCCGGCCAGCTCGAGGCTCGCCTTGCGGTAGCGCTTGAGCAAGCGGTGACTCTGCGTGCTGTTGAATACGAGCTGGAAGCTGGCGTTAATCTCGGCCCCGTCGAAGGAGGTCCCGGCGTCGAGCTCGTACACCATCCCGTTGCTGGAACCGAAGAAGCTGGTGGCGTTACCGTTGACGTCCAGGCCTTCCCAGGTGGTGACCACCGGGTTGGGAAATTCTACGGGCATGGAGCCCATGGACTGGCCTTCGCGCACCGTGGTGTACAGGCCCGAGCCGTCAGAGAAGAACAGGCGGTACTGGCCCTTGGAACGCTGCACCCCGCTGGCCGAAATCAACGGTGTGCGTTCGGACACATAGGTCCGTAGGTTCTGCGTCAAGGTGGCTGGGTTGAAGTTCCCGAACTCCTTGGCCGCAGTGAGCGACGTCACACCGAAGTCGGTGAGCAAGTAAGCCTGCTCCAAGTTCTGCGTGGAGTCAGCGCGGGCGCCGACCCCTGAGTTGAAAGTCGTGAGCGTGAAGTCCGCACCGCTGGTTCCGTACAGCACCACCATGTCGTTCTTGCTGGTGACCAGCATCGCACCAGTGCTGTCGTTACCAGGCAGCACCATCAGGTTGGTGAGTGTGTCTGGCAGCCCGATCTCTCCGGCGCCAACAACGGCCGTCCAGGAGAACGGGTCTCCGATGCCGGAGAACTGCAGGCTGAAGTCAAACGCGAAGAAGAGGTGCTGCTTGTGCACAGCCACGAAGCTCGGCGTGTCCACCACCATGCCGGTGCTGATCGGGATGAGCGCGGTGCCGTCAAACTCGAATCCGTTGTTGATGCCATCACACCCGTACACGCCCTGGTTGGCTGAGCTCGCGCCGAAGTTGCCAATGCTGTGGCGGTACTTGCCGCCGGGCGCCTGGACGGGAGCAGCTTGTGCGCCTGAAAGGGTCAGGGCCCCAGCGCCTGTAGTCGTGGCCGCGCCAGCAGCGAAGTTGCCACCCGCGCGACCGGTCAGTACCAGGACGCCGGTGTTTACTCCACTGCCCAGAGTACCGCTGCGCAGAATGACCCGCGCGACCGTGGCCGTGACAGCCCCCTGGGCGATGGTGTCGCCCTCGCCTACACCGGTGTTTGCATTCGTGAAGGAGAGCAGCTCTCTGAATGCGACTGCCGTCCAGCCCGTCGAGCTCTGCACATGGAGGATGGCCGCGGTTGCGCCGGCGTTGTTACGCCAGGCGTAGTTCAGTCCCTTGAATGCGAAGCCGCCAAGCACAGCGCCGGAGCCCGGCACGGCTGCGATGGATGTCCGGTACTCACCGGCAGCCAGCGATAGGTAGGTAGCGTCCAGGAGGCCATCGGCTACGGCTCCGGATATGGAGTTCAGCACGGCGCGGACAGTGCCCAGCACCGTTAGGTTTTCGCCGGTAACCATGACGCCCACCTGGCGGGTAACCGCAACGGCTCCACCAACCAGGCCGATCACCTTTGCAGTCGCGCCCGACGTGGCGCCGGTCACGGTATCGCCCACGGCAATGGAGCCGCCGAGCGTGCAATTCAAAATAACGTAAAAGGCCTGCGAGGGTCGGGCCCTCCCGTCGAAGCGCTCGTAGCCTCCGATGCGGGTGTAGCCACCGGTGATGCTGCACTCGAAGTTAACAGCGCGTCGGGCCGCACCACTCTTGAGCGAGAGGGTTGGCGTCAACTGGTCCAGCCCACCCGCCATCTGAAAGGTGTCGTACTGGGTGGACGGCATTTTCATCGGCCGAGACTCCGGGCCTGGATCGTCAGGGGTTCGAGCTGGCTCTGCACCAGGGCAGTCCACATCTCGTTGTAATTCTTCTCAGCGCGTTGGAACACTTCGCCGGCTGCATCGAAGCCACCGTACTCCATGAGCGCACGCCACACGATGATCATGTGGAAGCGTGTCGGCAGGAGTGGTATATCGGCATCGGCTACCAGGTCGGCGTAGTCCTTGACGTAGTCGGCCCGCACGAAGTGAGCGCTGTCCGGGGCTGGGCCCAGCAGGAACTCATCGGTTGGGGAGATCGACCAGTACTGCACAACGCCTGGCGTCTGCGAGCCGGTCAGGAAGGTCATACGGAAGTTGTCGTACGTCATCCAGGCCAGCTTGCGCTCGCTGCTAATTGCGTCCGCGACGCGGTACGCAGTCGGCTTGTAGGTGTGGTTCTCGCCCTTCCAGCTCGCGAAGTCTGTCAGGCCGAAAGCGGTATAGGCATTTGCTTGCGAGGTGGTCGCTGCCACTGTGGCCATGCCACGGCGCCAGCGCCAGTCTTCGCGGGCCAGCGTGATGTCACGCGCAGCCCAGTTGACCCAGTTGAACAACCTCTGTTCTGACAGCACAGTAGTCGCTGCGCTGGACGGGGCTGAGCCCGACAATCCAGCTTCGCGCTTGACCGCCCTTGCAAGGTCGAGGAAGTTCATCTAGGTCTTTCAAAATCAGGGACGGCGCTGCATCGGGAACCGGGCCTTCTCTTGCCAGGTGTCTTTGCTGCGGTTGTCGGGGTCCATCGGGTCTGCTTCCAATACGGAATACGACAGGGACTCCAGGTGGTCTGCTACTTCCACGGGCACGCGCAACCAGCGCTCGCGGTGCAAGATGGCGCTATAGCTGTTGAGTCCAACGAATTGTTGGGCGCTCTCGCCGGCTTCGGCCTTGAACAGTTTGATCTCACAGGTATCGCCTGAGAAACCGTGCTGCTGCACGTTGACTACACTGTTGGTCTCAGTACCTTCGACAGCGGCTACTGCGGCTGCATCGGACTTCTTCGTTGCCATTAGGCTCTCCTCGGGGTTGAAAGAGAGGAGAGGCCGACCGGCCTCTCCCCTGCTAGGCGTCAGCTATTAAGCTGTGACGCCGTGCTCCATACGTGTCATCCAGGCGTCGTTCAGGATGGCTGCAGTTGCATACATCTTGAAGCCCACGTAGCCGCGTTGACCCAGAGGATCGGAGTCGCTTGGCTTGGGGTTGACGACCACTGGTGTCAGGCCATTGCCCGAGCCAGCCAGGTTCACGGTGGCGTAGGCATCTTTGCCGACCACGATGGACTGGTACACGTCTACGTTGGTGCCGCCGATCATGCTGTTCAAGGTGGCAGAACCAGCATTGGCCAGAGCGGTGTACAGAGTGGAGCCGATGAAACGGATGTTTTCAAAGGAACCGATCTCGGCATCGCTGATTGGCTTGAACGTGCCGTACTGTTGCACGCGGGTATAGCCCGATGCGAAGTTCGATGTGTTCTGCAAATCCATCTCGATGTTGGGGTGGCAGAAGCAGATGTAGCTAGGAGGGATTGGCACAGTGCCAACGCCGTCGGTCGCATTGATCATCATGGACAGCGGACGGGTGTCCTGCTGCTTGAGCTGGCGGATAGCCTTGCGTGCCACGGTCGAGTTGATCGCGGTGTTCAAGGTGTTACGTGCAGAACCGTTGGAGTACTGGACGTTGGTGCCGGCTTTGATGATCGAGTAGATGATCGCTTCCAGAGTCTGGCCAGCGGTCTCACCCATCGAGCTGGAGAACTCGTTCAACACGGGGTCTTCATGGGTGTCCATGATGAAGTCGGTCAAGCCAACCACCTGGCCGTACTGAGCCAGAGTCGCGGTGACGTCTGTGCTGGTCAAGTTGTTGATGGTAGGAGTCACGCCTTCAGTCAGCGCTGTGGTGGTTGCAGCCAGACGGCCGTAACGGCGCCATTTCACAACCTTGGTTTTACCCTTGGGTACGGAAGTGACCACAGCAAAGCGAGCCATGTTCAAGTTGGGCTGGGCACGCTCCAACATTTTGTCCACTGCATAGGCAGCGGTACGAGGGGTGATGTCACCGTAGACGGTAGAAGCCATTTGGAATCTCCAAGTTAGGCAGCCGCCCTGTTTGCATTCATGCGCTTGTTACGGAAGTAAGCAAGCGAGGCCTCGAAGTCGTCTGCCGGTGGCTGGCCACCCTGCGCACCAGAGGTACGGGAGGGGAGGCCGGCTGCGCGCTGCAGGCGGTTTGTATTCGGGGCTTGGCGCGATGTCTGCACGTCAGGCTGCGATGTTTCAAAGTGAGCAATGGAAGGTTTTCCAGTGCGTCGTAGGTGCATGTCATAGGTGTCCAACACACTCATCGCTTCCTGGGGCGTTTGGCCTTTCTGGAATGCGTACTGAATGTGCTGTGGCTGACCGTTAAGCCAACCACGAAAATCTGCCGACTTGACTACCTCTACCGCCGATGGGTAGGTTGTATTGAACGTGTCCAAGGCGGCGTCATACGCGGCCTGTTGCTCAACTTCTGCGCGTTCCGTTTGTTCGCGGCGCAAGGGTTCGAGAGGCTCGACCACTTGGGCGGCGACGCGGCGGGCCACGTCCTCGGTTTTCTTGTCGGCTTGCTTCAGGGCGTCGCTGACAGCGGCAACAATCCCTGCAAGCTCTGGAAAGTCTTTAACCTGCTCGGCTACCTGTTCCAGTTTGCTGACTGCGTCGGACTTCGATTCAGTGGCATCAGTCTGGTGCTGCTGAGCTTGCGCTAGTTGCGCCCGCAAAGCAGAAGCCTCTTGAGCCGCCTGCATGTACTTCCGATTCAGGGCATCCACTCGGCCAATCTCACTGCGCACCTTGTGCAACTCGGCTTGAGCTGTTTTCAGTTGCTCGGCAGGATCAACCTCGGGTTTGGATTCAGCAGCTTGCGCTGGTTCCTGGGTGGCAGGATCGACTTCGGCGACGGGCTCCGGTGCCACTTGAGCTGGTTCCACTTCTGGAGCCGGGGCATCGTCTGCCCGAGCGTTGCGAAGTGATTGCAACTCCAGTGCCATTTGGTCTTCGGCGTCTAAGGTTCCTTGCGATTCTTGCGTCATTGAGTAACGGCTTGCATTTCTGCAGAGGCGGTGTTGTCACGGGCAAAAGCACCCAAAACAAATTCTCAATGCGCAAGTACCTTCGCACTACTGCGGCATATATGCCAGCTCAGTTTTTAGCTTCAGCGGCCTTCTCGGCTTTGATCACCCGATCGTTGAGCCGCTTCATCGCGGCGGTGCGCTTTTCATCTAACCGCTTGAGGGCTACAGGGTCGTCCATTTTCCCTGCGGCCAGATGGTTGAGCATAGAAAGCTGCTGGCCCACATCGGACGCGACACCGGCGAGATGCGACCGGGGGTCCTCTGCTTGCAGGGCCCGCGCTTCGTCAGGCCGCTTGGCTGATCGCAGAGCCTTCATCTCGGCATCCAGTCCTTTGATCTTGTCTACGTTGGCGTAGTACCGGGTGCGTTGAACCTGGGCATCATCGACCTCGCCGTACAGCGCGCCGAACAGGGGCACCTGGTAGGGCGGGACATCTTGCCCGCGCGATGCCAGGATCGCAGAGTTAGTGCCCTTCTCCAACTCTCGCAGCAGGCCTCCGCCCACGGCCATCACTGCGTACTTCACCTCTTCGGGTGTTGGACTCAGGGCGCCCTTGCTGAAGTCGCGGCCGCCGGTAGCCGCGTTGATAACCTTGGCCGCCTCTTTGTAGATCGCTCCGCTTGGCAGGCGCTGCGCGTTCTCGCGTCCGAGCAGGTAGCCCGGACGCGGATCGTTCGCATTGACCTGCTTGCTAATAGGCCGGCCGGCAAAGTCCTGTCCAGTGCCGAGGTCGATCATCGGGTCCATCGCGGTGGGGGCTACCATGTGCGCAAGGCCCACGGCTGAGAATGGATTGCCACCGCCGAATGGATTCAAGGCACCAGCCACTTCGCCCAGCGCGGTCCAGGTCTTCGTCTTCCAATCCTTGCCGCCGGAGCGCACCAGCTCGGTCATAACGCGACCGGTGTTGGGCAGGACGTGGAGGCCTGCGGGTAGCGGTATTTGCACGTAGCGCTTGGTCCCGTCTTCCTTCTTGCCGGTTGGGATGATGAAGGACCTGGTCTTCACAAATTCATTGATCTCGTCGTCATCGTACCCGGCCGCGGCCAGCAGCAGGGCCTGCAGTACACCCAGTGTCACGCCGCCGGCGACGATATACCCGCCGCCCTTGGCCATGAGCGCACCGATGTTACGGGCGTTACCCTGCACCGCCGCATTGAAGAACGCGTAGAAGGGGCTGAGCGCGCTGGTCCATGAGCCTTTGCGGTTGAAGTCAACCGTCAGCTCACGCGCCAGGACCGCCGCCTTGGCCTTGGACATCCCGCTATCCAAAGCCACCTTGTATGCGGCTAGTCGGACCGTGTTCTCAATGGTGTCGTTGAATCCGCCGAGCGCATGGAGTACAGCCATCGTGAGCGCGCGCGGTGTGTACTTTTCGCCGGCGTGCGCCATCATGGACTCCAGCTCTTTGGCCCGCTTGAACGGATCGCGAGAAGAGTCCATAAACCCGGTCATGCCACCCTCTTCTTGGAACTCGCGGAATAGCGCAGACCACTGCCCGGAGCCTGATCCTGCCAGCTCGCCGGCGATACCCGCGGCTGCAGGGGCTAAAGCGCCCAAGACCTGCATCTGCTTGCCGCGCAGAGCGGTGCTCTGCAAGTTGACTAGGCCACCAAGCGTATCCCGAATGCCGTTCTTGACAGCGAACACGGGGTTGTACTGGGTCAGCAGGCTCGCCATGAAGCGGGTCACTCTACCGATGGTGGCCTGCGCCAGCTCCATGCCTGCGCCGTCCAGGTTCTTCAGGTTGGCTATCAATCGCGCTGCGCGGGGCTCGTCGGTATTGAAAAGGACTACACGATCTTCACCCTGTACCTTCACAATGAGGGCATTGGGCAACTGTTTGTAGAGCGGGTTGGTCCGGGTCTCTACCATGCCCGTGGTCTTGTTCTTCACTTGGATCGTCGGCGCGTTGTCCATGTCCAGCATGGCGCTGGCCGGTACACCCATGGACTGTAGGCTGTTCGCTATGGCCATCGAGTCCATACCCGGACGCACGGTAGTCCAAAAGTCCGGGTTGGGTTCAGTGAGCGCCAGGCCGTATAGCGCCAGGCCCACGCGGTTCTTCTCGGCCCGGGTGATCGCGACCTCGCGCTGGATCAGAACGTGGGCCAGCATGTTGGTGACCTGCTTGGTGCTGCCCATTGACGCCTTGCTCGCCCGCCCGTTCACGTTGAAGCCGGAGCCCGTAGGGTGCGAATTAAACGCGTCGCTGGTAGCCTCATCCTTGTGCAAAGGCACGTAGTTCTTGTAGGCAGCTCTCCAGCTCGCCACCGTGCCCGCGGTCTCCAGGCCCTCGGAGACCAGCAGGTCTGCCGTGTCCGCAGTGATCTTGTCCACTTTGGATGCCAGCATCTTTAGCAGGGTCTGGCGCGCCGAGCTAATGGCAGCGATGTGCGCATTGGCCGCTGCCGTTGTCATTAGCACGCCTGCGCTGTTGGAGCCCGCGCCGCCGTCTGGCAGCGATGGGTTAATCGCGGCGATGTGGGCGTTGCGCTCGGGAGCATGCCGGGCCAGCAGGTAGTCCGACAGCTCGGCCATGGTGACGTTGTTGCGGGCCATGGCCTCCAGCAACGGTTTAGCCTCGGTATTGAGAAAGCCTTTTGACCGGGTGGCAACCCGGCCGGCGTAAAGGGTCTCGGCTTGGCGCGCGTCGAAGTTCTCAGGGATGGCGGCGCCGGCCGCGCTGATCGCTTCCTGTACGCGCTTGAGGTCGATGCGCCCGTCTTGCAGTTTCTGAATCAGAGCGTCGGAGCGGGTGCCCTCCGGGGCGTCCCACTTGGACCCGGTCTGGGCTTTGTTCGCAAAGCGGATGTCGGGGTTGCTGCCATCGAACTGACCACTGTTGCCAATGGCTGATTTGATTTGGGTTGGGTAGAAGGCAACAGCAGTTTTAATGCTCCCGTTGGCGTTCAAGATGATCACCCCGTCATGCCCTTGCTCGATGAACTGTTGCTTCAGTACATCGTCGCTTTGCCTGTGTGTAATGACTTTTGGGTTCTTGAGTGAGAGGTAGGCTTCAACAACACGGCCGCCATCTACGCTCGGTTTGTAGGTGCTGAAATACGAACCCTCGCCACCGATTGCTCGGCGGGTTGTATCAAAAATGTTGAAGTCATTTTCAGTATAGTGATACACAACCCGTGGCTTGCCATCGGCATCGACAACTTTGCTGTCGCCGAACCAACGCTTGAACTCGGGGCTCTCCGTCTGGGCTTTGTTTGCGTAAGCTATGCCTTCGAGGGCACCGCCATTTCCTTTACCACGCTCGCCCGAGAGCCCGCGTACTGTCTCCAGAAATGCTCGTCGTGCTCCACTGCTTTGTAGAAGGGCACGGTACAGAGCTGCTCTTTGAATAGTTGTGACGCCCGCTCCACCTGACCTCTCACTTGGGCGGAACGCTCCGGCGAGATCGTGTAGGTCGTCGTACCCAAGTGGATTACCCTCGGAGTCGACGAATTGGTTTGTGGGTTGGTCATATTGAACGGCGGCTAGGGCAGGTTGTTTATTCTGCATGGCTGCCTGCGATGCGTCAATCATTCTTCGCAGGTTGCCCAGGGTGTCGCCTTTCTCCCAACGGAACCCTGGCACCCCGTCGGACCCCATGACCTGCTTGGCATGGGGCGCCATGAAGTCGGTGCTGCCGTATTTGATGGCGGCGCTTATCATGTTCTCCAGGCGCCGGATCATGGCCACTTTGCTAAACCCGTGGCGGTCGCCGATGAACACGACCCCCGGATTGTTGTGCGCGTAGTTGAACCCGATGTCGTAAAGCTTGCTACCACCAAAGCCCTCGCCGGTGATCTCAGCGTCAATCCACAATTCGTTGCCCTTCTGCCGTAGGTAGGCCGACCGCCCACGCACGGTCTTGCCCGTATCGGTGTCGACCGTGTCGGGCAGCGTGATCTTCCACTCCTTCACGCCTCCGCCGATGTCGTCCTCACGCACCTTGGTAACGCCTTTGTCCTTCGCGATCCCCGCCACATCCTTGGCCGTGGAGACCGGGGACTGATAAAGCCAGTCCTTCTTGCCGAGCTCCAGCAGCACCGTGGAGATGCCGGTCTGCGGATCGTCGACGGCCTTGTTGCTGAACAACGGCATACCCACGGCGGCCTTCTCGCGCATCGCGTCGGTGATGTCGAAGCCGGGTTGTTGCATTGAGGCAGCACCAAATTGGTTGGCGTATTCCACCGCATTGCTGTAGCTGGAAAACTTCTTGGTCTCACCATCTACCGTCACTTGGAATGACCGGCCGACCTGGGTTACTTCCGCACCCCCAAAGCCAACCGTCTGCAGCGACCCACCGCCAACCTTCTTCAGCAGCGCCTTCACGGCGTTGGGCACGATGGAGTCGTAGAAGGACTTCATGCCTTCGCCGCCGACTTTGAGGTCTAGTCCCTCATAAATATCCATGTCCTTTTTCTGAGCGACGATTTTCTCTGCTAGTTCTTTGCCAACGACATCCGGCAATTCATTTGCAGAGCGAATGCCCATGTTGTGGTTTTTGCCAGCTGAATCACGAACAAAGATGATGAACTCATCACCCTCTTTTTTTGCCATGACTTGCTGTACCGACTTGCTCAAGTCGTAGCGGTCAGCCGACTGGGCACCGTTTACGAAGGCCACCTTGTCGTAGCCGCCATCGACGGCCATGGAGATGATTCGCTTCAATGCCAGATTGAGCCAGCCATCTGTCTTTGTGACGAATGGGGCAAGTGGCGGCAAGTCTGTGCGGCGCACCAGTGAATCAGTAAGGCGGGACTTTTCATCGGAGAGCTTGTTCCACTCCGCCTGAAGTTCTACGTCTTCATCAACTCCGCTCTTTGCAATTTCACGCAAACGGGCGGTTATGTCCCGCATCCGATTGGTTGTTGCAGCGGTGTCCGTTTCTTTGAAGAAGCCACCCTTCTTCTTCCCATCCTGACCCCAGTCAGACTGCACCTCTTCCACGAACAGCACCCTACTTCCGTCAGCATCTACGCGGTCGTTGACGCGGATGTGGGCCAGGACGTTTTTCTGATCCCAGTGGGAAGACTGGTAGCTTTGAGAAGTTTGCTTCGCAAGAGCGTCGCGCTCTGCGTATAGCTCCTTGAACCGTTCTGGTGACGCGGTGTGTATCTCGTCATCAATCTCACCAAATCTTTGAATCCTGGCTGCAGCAGCTTTATCTGGCAACGTCAGCAGCACCTCGCGGTAGTTCTCTCCGCCTGGGAGGGTGTACTGGCCGTACTTGGGTGCGAGCCCCATCAGCTCATCGCCGTCAGCGGCGTTCATTCTGGCTTCACGCTCTGTCTCGCCAGAGCCTTGAACGTCACCCGCATCGTCAACAATCTCAAACCCTGGTGTGCCAAATCCGTCGCTGTCGTCTGTCGGCTGGACGCGCCAACCCTGCGGCAGCTCTCCAAGCGATGGGCTTTTTCCGAGCGTAGTCTCAGTAACCTGCACACCGTTAGCATCCAGGTACGCAGCCACGGCGTCCTTGGTCACGCGGCCTTCTTGCAAGTCGAGCCAGTCAGTCAGGCCGGTCCACTCCACCTCGTCGGCCTTGATGGCGCCCTTGGCTATGAGCCCCTTGATCTGTGCCTTCCAGCCGTCGACCGGCTGGGCCTTGGCGTTGATGTTGGCGACCGCGTCAGATAGAGCGGAGTAGAAGCCGATAGCGGATTTGTTGCTGAATGCAATCTCGTTCAGCTCGGGGTCGTCTACGCGCTTAACACCCATTGCAGCGTCAACGTCTTTGCCGATCTCCGGGTCTTCTGCCTCGGCTTCAGCCCGGGTTATGCGCTCAATCTCAGCGGTCTTCCAGTTGCGGCGGGCGCGCTCTAGTGTGTGCGAACGATTCAAACCTTTTACGGCATCGACCATTGACTCGCCGTCTGGCCATGTGACTCGGACAAACTCAACGTGCTTGTAGTTGCTTTCGTCGAAGGACTTCTGCGGGCCGTTCTTGCGGTAGCCCATCAAGTTGTCAGGCGCTTTGCTGTAAGGCTCATCCTGTGAGCCTGCGCCCAACTGCTCCTGCACCGCCTTCATAACGGCCGACCGCTCTTCGGCTAACTGCGCCAAGGCCTCGTCCACAGCCTGGCGCTGGGCCACTGCCTGCGACACTCCCAGTGCCAGGCGCTCCGCAATGGTGTCTTCCATCACAGCGACGTCGTTGTCGGACACGTCCATCAGCTTCGCCATCTCGGCGCCACATCCTAGTACTGGCATATCAAGTCTCCAAAACGAATTGTTGGATCAAGGCCAGGATGACCTCGTCCTCTTCAAGTTGCTGGCGCCGGTGAGCCCGTTGGGCTGCACCCGCGTCAACGCTGTAATACCTCGGTTGCTCTACGGCCGGGACGGTCGCCGGAGCGAAGCCTTGAACGGCGACAAGAAGCGTTGCAAAGCCGAAGCCTTGCAGCGCTATGGCGCGTGGGTTCAAGCTCATGGTGTCGTCACCGTTGTCGTGTCACCGGCTGTGCCGAAGGTCTGTGCCAGGCCGGTAGCCGTGCGGCCGGTAGCCGTCACCACCAAAGGTGATGTCAACCCGTGCACCGCGGCCAGGGCATCGATCCAGGTGTCAACGCTTCCGTGCAGCACATCGCTGGCCACCGTGGTGATGGTCACGGTGTCGGTGCCGGTGATGGTCTGGGCCAGGGTGCCGGCGCTACGGGCTGTCGGGCTGACAGACAGGGGGCTGCCAGGCACCAGGCCATGCAGCAGAGCCAGTTCATAGATCAAGTTGGCGCGGGCCGCGCTGATCGTGTAGCTGCCACCGCCGTCCGCCAGGAGGGCGCCAACGAAAGCCGTGGCTGCCACGCCCGTGACCGATGTGTTTGCAGAGCCGCTTTGGCTAAGTGTGCCGGCCGAACCGGTAGCGGCTACGCCCGTGATGGACACGCTGGCGCTGACTGAGGGCGTAGGGGTGCCCGCGGCGCCAGTGGCCGCAACGCCGGTGATGGTGGTGTTCGCAGAGCCGGTAGCCGCCAGGGTGCCGGCAGCGCCAGTGGCCGCTACGCCCGTGATGCTGATCGTCGCATTAGGCGATCCGCCTGCCGATGCCGTTACCGTTCCAGCGGAGCCTGTCGCGGACACGCCCGCGGCCGTTATGTTCGCGTCGCCTTTGGCGGTGACCGAGCCAGCGGAGCCCGTGGCGCTGACGCCTGCAGGGCTGGTGCTGGCCGAGCCTGTAACCGTTGGCGAACCTACGGAGCCGGATGCCGAAGCACCTGCGAGCGTGACGTTAGCCGTGCCAGTAACTGTGAGCGATCCAACCGATCCCGTGGCGGATACGCCTGTGATCGTGATGTTACCGTTGACGACGCTTGCGCCAGAAGCTGTAACCGTGCCGACCGCGCCAGAGGCGCTGACGCCTGCGATGGTTACGTTGGCATCGCCATTGGCTGATATCGCTCCGACAGAACCTGCTGCGGAAACGCCTGTCAGGGTTACATTGGCATTGCCACCGCCACCGCCTGTTAGGGCTAGAAGCAGTGACATTCAGTCTACTCCCAGCTAAAGTCGAACTGGAGAGAGTGAGTGATTACGCCGACAGTACCGACAACACCTTGGTGATAGGTACACAGAGCAACAAACTCACCGGGGTTGATGTAGATAGGAGTCTGCAAAGCAAAATAACTCATGGATGCACCATTGGGTGCGCCGGGAGCATGTGTCGCGGTGTAGTGCTGCACAATTGGCAGATGTACGCGGCGATATGCTTTAGTTGTAGCCGTATCCGCAGCAACACCAGCTAGTGATAGCGAAGTGGAGCCATAGGCAATATAGAAGAACTTAGAGAAACCACCAGTAGCAAACGCGGTGGTGACTCCTG